TTGCGGTATTCTTATTTCTAACATTTCGCCATTATCTAAGTGTAAACCGTTAATAGCCGTTACGTTACTTCCGCCTACATACATTTTATTGGAGTGGTTATTATGAATATAAATATGTTGCTCGAAGTTTTGACTATCTAATATTTTAGTAGCCGTATCGGGTGCAATAGTAAAACTTTCGCTAATCATTTGATAACTCGTTTGTTGGGTCGTGTTGATCTACGCCTTGTGGTGTTATTAATGGATCAATTAAAGCACCTTGTAATCCTATATAAAATTTGTCGCCACCCTCGTATGGTTCTAAGTCCATTTTTGACCTAGCTTCGTTTGGTGTCATAACACCTGAACTTATTGCAACTTGATATGAACGTACACGGCTTAATTGGTCGCCACGGCTATATTCATCTGTATCTAATTTAACAAATTGCTTACCTGGTAATAAAGAACTTAAACCATCTTCAATACGCCTAATCCACGGCAATAACGTATGTCTAATAAAAGCTAATCCATTACTTTCAATATTGCTATAAACATTTGAAGCGTCTTTTGATAACAATAAGTGTGCTGGTATTCTAAACACTCTTGCTATTTCATTTACAATTTGTTCTCTAGCGTCAATTAGTTCTGATCCAGCAGAAGCACTAATTGCTTTCCATTTTAAGCCACCTGTTAATACAGCTGGTTTTCTATTTCTATTATGGTTCATTATCCAAGTTTCTTTCAATACATTTGCTTGTTCAGCTGTTAAATCTCTATCTGTTTCAAGTACTGAACTTGGTGTACCACCTTGACCATAAAACTGTGCAATATGTCTTTCCATAGCTAAAGCCAATCCATAAGTGTTTGAATTAGTACGTAATGGACTTACACCAATTAAATTACCTGGATAGCTATACCAAACAAAATGCAACATATTGTCTGATGTAATCTTGCGTTCAAATGAACCTTTTTTACTCATAAGCATATATGTTTTCATACCATTATCCATTTCAACTTTTACTTTCTCTGGGTGTACTGGTGTTAATTGAATTGGTCTGCCTTGTCTATCTTTATCAACCAATATAAATGCGTTGCCGTGCATAGCTAATGAAGTAATTGTTTGATGTATTAAAGAAAACATTGATAAATCAAGACCAACATTTGGTTTTTCTAAAAATTTAGGTTTATCTGTATAAATTGTTTTTTGACCGTCATAACGAAGTGTTTTAACTGGAAGTAACGCAATACTATCAGCAATTAAGGATATTGCACTAAATACAGTTGAAATACCAAGTGCAGACATTTCATTAACTTTTTCGCCTGTATAGTTGTATAGACCACCCTCACGCAACGCTAATAAATCAACTAGATTGCCTAATGCTGCGTCCCTGTTTTCTACTCTTTTGAATAAACTCATCTAACTGTTAAATAACTTCCTAATATCATAAATGCACCAGCGATTATAAACGCAAGTGATACATTAATTGTATATACTCCATAAATTATAAGTGTTGCACCTAGTACTTCAGTTAGTGTTGTTATATAGTTTTTCATCTATCCTTTCCTTTGCTATTTTATAATTAACATCATTTAATTCAATACCTATAAATTCTACATTATTATCTATACAAGCTACACCTGTTGTTCCACTTCCCATAAAATTATCTAATACAACATCATTTGGTTTTGAAGCAATTTTTAATATTCTATCTGCTAAAGCTAGTGGCATTTGTGTTGGGTGTAATCTTTCTGCTTTTGGTATATTATGTGGCACGTACCATACAGAAGTTAATGGATCATCAATACCACAATCAGTATTAAGGTAAATATTATCGCCTTTTGATAAATGGTAAATAATTTCATAATCTAAATGAAACCTAGATTTTGTACTATCAAAACTACCTGCATATTTCCAAATAATATAACTTTTAAAATCTAACTGTTGAAATGCGTTTGTAAATTCAAGCCAATGTGGTGTTCTAAGTTTTTTATTTGCTGTTTTACTTTTAATATTAAAAAATAATTGTCCACCGTCTTTTAATATTCTTTGATATTGCTCAAAAACTTCATCAATAAATTGTGAATATAATTTTAAAAACAATATATCTTTTTTGTCTGCTTTATATCCTGCACCAGATATATCTTCGTATGGTGGACTTGTAAGAATTAAATCAATAGAATTATCTGGTAACTCTTTCATTATTTCTAAGCAATCGCCATTGTATAATTTCATAAATTAATTATTGCAACTTTTGGTTCATCATCTAATGGATCAGGTGCAGTTATACGGTCAAGCATAATAACCATAGCTATTGCAGCGTCAATCTTTCTTTTACTTCTACCCTTTGATAATCGCCAACCCATATCAGTAGTACGTTGTGCTGCTGACATTACTTGATCTGTAAATGTTGGGTCGCCATTGTGTCTTACTTTTGTGTTTGCAATTAAATCATAAGCGTTACCACACGCTGGTATCATACGGCTATGTGTTTGTGGAAAGTTTACCATTGGTACGCCACGGTCTAACAATACTTGTGCTGAACGTTCAAAAAATGCTGGGTCATACGCTACTTCTTTAACTTTGTAGTCTTTCATCAATGAAACAATAAATGCTTCTATTTCTTGGTAATCCATAAAGTTTTCATCATTTGGTAGCCATATCTTTGACATCATATTGATTATTTCATTATCATCTTTTTGACCATACACTATTGCAACGCTATCGTGCCTTAATGCCATATCAACACCTACAAATAAATCAAGACCTGGTTCTAGTTCTAATTGTTCATCTTGACACGCTAACCATTGTTCTATTTCAATCCAGCTTTCTTCTTCTGTTCTAGTCCATTGATTAAGGTGGTAGCGTTGAAACTCATTTATTGGTAATGATTTATGCCTACGTCTTAAATTTTCTATTGGCCACCAATCATTAGGTATAGCTGGATTTACTTTTTCCCAAATTTTTTCATCACTTGGGTTATCATCTTCTTTTGCACCAATCCATTTAAAATAAAATTCAGGATCATCTTGTTTACCAGCTTCTTTTAATAAACCACGCTGATACATACGACCTGCCATACTATCCATATCGTGACCAGCTGTTGTAATGTTTAGCACTAATCCATCTTTACGTTTAGCTGTATTGTTTGATAATACGTAATGTACACGTTCTAAGTTAATGTTATTCCACTCGTGTATTTCATCAGCTATAAAACAACTATTTCTACCACCATCAGCTGTACCTGCTTTTGCAGCAACTCTAAATGCACGTCCTGGTGCATTTTTAACTTGTATTTCATTTTCAAACGTTTCAACCATATCTCGTAAAAATATACTTTCATTACACATTGTTTTCATAGTTCCAAATACTAAGTTTGCTTGTTCATAACTTGCAGCAGCAACGGCCACTAGTGGACTGGTTACACCTGATCCAAGTAGTTCATACATACCTATTGCTGCTGCTAATGCTGTTTTACCATTACCTTTTGGCAACCCTATTAACGCTTCCCTGTATTTTCTTTCGCCATTATCTTTTATTTCGTATAATTCATAAATAATTGCTTTTTGCCAATCATCAAGTTTAAATGGTTCGCCAAAAAAATCGCCCTCGCCGTGTACACAAAACTTTTCAATAAATTTAACAACACGTGAACCCCTAGTTTCAGGTAAAGTAATCATTTGCACATATTACATTTCTTTATATTTTGACCATCATAAAAATAATCATTACATTTTTCGCACCTAGTTAAATATTCTTTTTGTTTATTATCAACCATTATTCTTCTTCCAACATTAATAAACGTGGATCAAGTAATTCTTTTTCTTCATCTTCTTGTAAAAGTTGTTGTAATTGTTTAAAACCCATTTGTGCTTCGCCAAACGCAATACCAAGTCTTTGTCTTGCTAATGGTGTTAATCCAAGTTCTTGTTCTAGTTTTAAAATCTTTTCTTCTAGTTTTAACGTTAAGCTAATTAATGGATTGATTGTAGGTTGCCCTGTTGATCCAACGCTTAATAAACCTTTATTACCTAAATTTTGTATTGTACGGTTTGCACGTTCGACTTCATCATAATATTGAAACAATCTATAAAAAGCTGGAAAGTCCACTTGTTGTGCTGTACTTGCAAGTTCGCTATCCCAATATTGTTTCCAGTAATTACGTGTTTTAGTAAGCCAACGTGAATTAGCTTTTGGTGTTTCAAATGCTTTGCCACCTTGTATTACACTCAATGAATTATCCCTATGCCCTGTTAATTTATCTTTTTGTTTAGGTATGCGTCCCCTTTTACCCATTATAGACTTTCAATTAACTCGGCTTTTTGACCTGTAAACT